CGCCCCATTACGCGAAGCCGAAATTGGGCCAGGGGGGTATAGAACAGGGGGGGATATAGCGATTCGGATCAGGGAGACTGTCGATGACGATGAACAACAGGCCCATCGAGGATCCGCGGCTGCAGAAGGCGTTGGACGAAGTGAAGATGGTGTTCGCACGGTATGGCATGGCCGGCGCGGCGATGGTGATCGGGCCCGACGAAGCTGCATTCGTCTACGCGATGCACGCGCCATGGAGTGCCATTCGCTACGACCCAGATACACCGCTCGGCTGGCGGATTCGCGCATCGTTGGGCGAGGACGGCAGGGAAGGAAGACACGCCCGCCTCGAAGGAGCTGCACACACGGTCTGCCAGTTGTCCGACTTCGGCTCGCAAACGCAGGACTGGATGGAGCAGATCAAGGTGATGCTGCGCGAAACCGGCCTCGACATCGAGCACACCCCGTTCAATGGCCAGCCGCTGCCCTCGCTCGCTCTCGGCGACCCCAACCGGCAGCGCAAATGACCCGGCCGTCCGAGCCGACGGGGGCGGATTTCGGGGTTTGTTGACATTCGCATTTATCAACAGCCATCGGCGCGCCTCCTCGCTGCGGCGGTTTTCCGGGGGCTGGAGGGCCCTGGGCACGCCACCGCTGGTTTGCCCGGCTCCGCGACGAGCTGGCGCATGCCCGGAGGAACGCAGCACCATGACGACGATCCTAACTGGCGGACGACGCGCCGCCCGAACCTATGCTATGGCGCAGATGACGAAGCGCATGCTTGCGGCAGGAAAGGTCGTGGCGCTGTGGAGTGGGGGTGAATGCCACAAGGTCGTGGGGGTGGTGGACGAGAAACCTGTTGCTCGACCTTTCGGGAAGCGACGCACAATGGCACGGACAACGAAGGATATTTAAACCTCATTTCCAACTGTCGCGGCGAGTGGCGTATCGGCAATTCGATGCCGCCGATGAAGTATTGCCCTTGGTGCGGGAGCATTCTACGGCAAGGAACCGGTACGCCCGGTCGACCTGGAGAAGAACGGTCTGGCGACCCCAGGCGGCGCAAATGACTGTCCGCAGGCACGCGGCTTCGTTGAAACCGGGCGAATTCATCCGGTGGAGTCTCGGCGATTTGGTGAAAGTGACCCATGTCGAAGACCTTGGCGACGGTACGACCTTTCTGGTGCTGAACCGCGTCCTCGCAGGTGGCGAGCAGGGCGTGACATTGAGGAACGATGAAACGGTTATTGTCCATGTAGCGGGCGATCCGCTCTCGCCAGCACCCAAGACGTGACCCCAACGGCCGCGCAAATGACCCCGTCGCCCCCCCCTTCAGTGGTATGCCGTTGCACCGGATCGACACCAAATAGCGGTAACCCCTTGACAAACGGGAAGGCGATAGAGCCATTTATTGCCAAGCTGCGGCAATCCGCTGGCTACCAGGGCTCACCCAGGGGTTAGATATGCCCACATTGCCGCCGAAACATCGGCCGGCGGGGTGGCGTCCGACACCGAAATTCGTCAATCCAGATCACGCTTTTTACGGCACGCAGGCCTGGAAACGGCTGCGCGAATTCGTCCGAAAGCGCGACGGCGGGATCTGTGCACGCTGCGGCCGGGCTGAAAGCTGGCGGGTCGACCACATCATACCGCGTGCCGATGGCGGGCCTGACGACCAGAGCAACCTGCAGCTCCTGTGCGACGACTGCGACGCCAAGAAGCACCGCGAGAAAGGCAGTGCTTTTCGCTGAAGGTGGGGCCGGATGAGCGACAACAAGCCGCAGCAGGGCACCGCCGCGTCGACGGCGATGGGTGTCCTCGATCGCTTGTTGGCGTTCATGTCATCGCCATGGAAGGCGATCGCGGTGGTCGTTCTGGTGATCGTCTGCGGCATTCTGTACATCGCCTACGATCAGCGGACCTTGATCGCCGATGCGGTGCTGACCAGAGCTGGCGAGCTGGCACGGATCGATGACACCGCCTTCATCGCCGATGCGCCGCGGCTGCTCCGCGACACCCGCTCCGACATGGTCATGTTGGTCGAGCTGAACGTGTCGGACAATTTGATGACCGACAGGGTCGGGATCGACCTCGACGGCAATCGCTGGGTGCCCTCGACCGGTCCGCAGCAGGCGCTGCTGCCCGAATCGTCGATGCCTTTGCTGGTGAAGTTCTTGGCCAACGAGGTCGCGTGCGTCGACACCGCCAAGGCGGTGAACGAGGACACCCGTGCAATGGCAGCCAAGGGGTACCAGCGGGTTTGCTTGGTGGCGGTGCCACCGATCCTCGGTGTCCAGGTCGGTGGCCTCATGGTGGCCTGGAAGCAGCCGCCTATGCCACCTGCCGAGGTGCGCGCCGGATACGTGATGAAATCGGCGGCGATGAAATACGCAACGTGGTGAGGACTGACATGGAACCCAAAGCCTTCCTCTCACGCGTCATCGATGACGGCCTCGACTTCCTCTCCTCGTTGGGAGGGCCTGCACCGACCGAGGACGTGCGCCGGTTCCTGCTGTGCATCGCGCTGCAGGAGAGCGGCCCCAATCTCGATGCCCGCTATCAGAGCAGCCCCTCGTCCTCGCCTGGGCCCGCCAGGGGATGGTGGCAGTTCGAGCAGGGCGGCGGCGTCACTGGCGTGCTGAACCACGCCACATCGGAGGCGCTCGCGCTGCAGGCCTGCACGTCCCTTGTCGTCGTCGCTGAACCGGCCGCGGTGTGGCGCGCGCTCGAGGGCAACGATCTTCTCTCGTGCACATTCGCCCGCTTGCTGGTGTTGACCGATCCGAAGTCGGTGCCCAGCACCGAGGACGTCGCGTGGGACTACTACCTGCGGACATGGCGACCCGGGAAACCGCACCGCGACGCATGGACGACCAACTGGCAGACCGCGAGCGAGGCTGTCGCCGCGGCGATTTGAAAGAGCTGACCATGCAAGAGAAAGCCATTGTATATGCGGTTGTAGCGTGGCTGGCGTGCTGGCTGGTTGACCTCATCATCATTGTCGCGCGCGGTCCGGTGCTGATCGATCCGATCCTCAAGCTCATCATCGTGCTGATCTGCCTCGCGATCATCCTGATCGGCCTCGCACGTCATAGTTGGCTGCTGTCCGCGTGAGAGGGCGTAAACCCAAACCGACGGTGCTCAAGCAGCTGCACCAGTCGCACAACCCGATCAACGAGCGTGAACCGATCCCGCAGAGCGACCTGTCGGTAGAGTCCGACTCCGCGCCGGCGCATTTCGATGACGACATGCGCGCCGCCTGGAACTACGCACTGGAGAACTCGCCGCCCGGCATGCTGAAGGCGATCGATGCCGGCGTGTTGGAATGCTGGGTGATCGCGCATTGCGTCCACCGCAAAGCGGTCAAGGGGCTGATGGCCGAGTCATCGCTTGTGGTGCCCGCAACTGCAGGCTCGGCTCAGTTGGTGCAGTCAGCCTACCTTCCGATCATCAATCGGCAGGCGATGATCATGATGAGGGCGGCGTCGGAACTGGGCTTCTCACCGACTGCGCGTCCCCGGATTGGCCTCACTCTGGGAGGCGGGGAGCTGAACGGACCAAAGCATGCCCCGGCGCCCGGCGAAGAAAGCATCGACGAGTATCTCGCTCGCGCTCCCAGAGCGTCGGCCGTCCACTGACCGAGATCCTGTCAGCGCCTACGCCTGGGACGTCTGCAAGGGGAAGATCATCACCGGCCGCTTGGTGCGGCTCGCCTGCGAAAGGCACTTCCGGGATCTCGTAGACGGTCCGAAGCGCGGGCTCGAGTGGCGACCTGACACCGCGATCCACGGCATCGACTTCAACCGGTTCCTCGTCCATTCGAAGGGCGAGTGGGCAGGCCAGCCGGTGCGGCTCGAGCCCTGGCAGAAGTTCATCCGGGGCAGTGTTTACGGGTGGTTTCTAAAGAGCGGTGAGCGACGGTTCCGCACCGTCTACGAAGAGGTAGCGCGGAAGAACGGGAAGTCCACCGACGCTGCAGCGGTTGCGCTCAAAGGCCTCGTAGCCGACGACGAGCCCGGCGCCGAGGTCTATTCCGCGGCGACCAAGAAGGACCAGGCGCGACTGGTTTTCGACGAGGCGCGGCGCATGGTGCTGCGCTCGCCGCAGCTGATGCGGAAGGTGAAAGTCCTCACGCGAGTCCTCGCAGTAGATAGCTCGCTATCCAGCTTCGTGCCGCTGTCGTCGGACGAGCGCACGCTCGACGGTCTCAACCCGCATCTCGTCGTGGTGGACGAGCTGCATCGTCACAAGTCACGCGCTGTGCTGGACGTGCTCGACACGGCTGTGGGCTCCAGGAGGCAGCCGCTGCTGTGGATCATCACCACCGCCGGCGACGACAATCCGGAGAGCGTCTACGCGGCGGAAAACGCCTACGCCACGCAGGTGCTCGAGGGCCTCGTCCAGGACGACAGCTACTTCGCCTACATCGCGACGCTCGATAAGGGTGACCGCTGGGACGATCCGAAGAACTGGATCAAAGCGAACCCGAACCTGCATGTGTCGGTGAAGATGAACGACCTGCGGAGGCAGGCGTTGAAGGCGTCGCGCTCGCCGCCGGCACTGATCGCGTTCAAACGGTTGCGGCTCAACCTTCGCACTTCGGATGCCACGCGTGCGATCGACATGGAGGTATGGCGCAAGAACAGCCTGGGTCCGTTCGACCCTGCAGAGCTGATGGCAAGGCCGTTCTTCGGTGCCATCGACTTGTCGTCTCGCGTGGATCTTTCAGCGTGGGTCAAGCTGTTTCCGCCGATCGAGGGCGAGGAACGCTGGAAGGTCGTGCCGCGGTTCTGGATGCCTTCGGACACGGTCGAGGCAAAGAGCGACCGTGATCAGGTGCAGTACCGACGCTGGATTGAAAACGGTCTGATCGAGGTGACCCCGGGCAATGTCATCGATCACAATGAGATCCAGGCTGCCGTCTTGGAAGATTGCCGGATCTGCGAACCGCGCTCGATCGCATACGACCCGTGGAATGCCACCCAGCTCGCTGTCGCCCTGCTCGGCGAAGGCCTGCCTATGTTCGAATTCGTCCAGGGGATCCGCAGTTTCACTGCACCGACCAAGCAGCTGGAAGCATGGCTGCTATCCGAGCAACTAGACCACGGTGACAACGAAGTCCTGGCTTGGCAGGCCTCGAACCTGCACGTCCAAATGGACAAGAACGACAATCGGATGCCGACCAAGAAGCACAGCACCGGCCGCATCGACGGCATCGTGGGCCTGATCATGTGCATCGGTCGTTCAATGGACGAGGACGACACCGCCGGTTGGGAAAGCTTCCTCGGCCGTCCGATCACGGCCTGAAGGGATGGATCATGCCGTATTGTCATCCTAATTGCGCGCGCGATCCGAGTGAATGCAGGGTGCGTGTGCTCAGTTCCGTCACGACCGCGATCGAATGGGCGCCGGTCTATGACGGTCACGGTGTGATGGTGAACGGCGATCCGAACACTGCGACCACCGAGAAGATCTGCGACACCTGCAACGCGCACTGGAACGAGGTGCACAGCGCCGGCGAGACGAAGGTTGCGACGACGCGAGATCCGGAATGACCCCGGGCACGCTGAACATCGCGATCTACCACGGTGATACCTACCGCTGGCAGTTCACCCTTTGGCAGGATCCCGGCAAGACGACGCCTGCCGATCTGACGGGTGTCATACCCAAGGCGGAGATCCGCACCGCGGCGGGCGGCACGCTCCTCACGTCGATGGATCTGACGGTCGAACCGCCCAACGTCATCCAGGCAATACTGCCGACCGCAAAGACGCAGCTGCTGAAGGGTGGCGGCGTGTGGGATCTGCAGCTGACGTATCCCGACGGCGACGTGCAGACCGTCCTGCAGGGCTCTGTGTCCGTCACGATGGACGTGACTGACTCGACCGCTGTCGGCACGACGATGGAGCTTTCGCCAGCAGCGCGCACCATTCCAGGTCGACCGGTATGAGCGGCAGCACCGTCGTTGGCGTCGATGTTGAGCCCATCCAGCCGGTACAGGTCATCACGGTCGAGATCGATGGCGGTGCGGTGGACGTGGCTGCACCGCCGGCGCCTGTCGTTGAGGTCGATCTCCCGCCGCCACAGCCGCCGCTCAGTGTCGATGTGGTTGCACCTGTTCCGCCAACCGTCCTGGTCGACGCGGAAGTGCCGCTGCCGCCCAGCATCGATGTCGAGCTGCCGGATCCGGTGACGGTCGATGTCGTGGCAGAGCCTGCGCCGCCCATGCAGGTGGACGTCCTGGCCGCTTGGCAGGGAGGCATTCCCGACGCGCCGGTCGACGGCACGCTCTACGGCAGGCTCAACCAGCATTGGGTCGGTGTACCTGGTGGCGAGGATCTGGTGACCAGCGTCGCGCGCAAGATCGGTGACGTCCTCGTCTACACCGACGACATCGAAGACTGGGACACCAAGGTTCTCGACGGAGGCAACTTCTAATGACCGATACCATCCGCGTGAAACGACGTGTGACTGGTATCGCTGGAGCCCCCTCGAGTCTCGCGAATGCCGAGCTGGCCTACAACGAGGTCGAGGACGTCCTCTATTACGGTAAGGGCACGGGCGGCGCCGGCGGCACGGCCAGCGTCATTGTCGGGATCGGTGGCCCCGGCCTGGGTTCCAACGTCAATCCGCTGATCAATGGCGGGGTCACCCCAGGCACTTCGACCAACTGGTCGCGCGGCGATCACGTCCATCCGGTCGACACGTCGCGAGCACCTCTCGCCTCACCGACGTTCACCGGCGTGCCAGCTGCGCCAACGGCCGCGCCTGGCACGAACACGACCCAAATCGCGAGCACAGCGTTCGTGCAGGCCGCTGCCGCGGCGGCTGGTGTGCAGACCTTCAACGGCCGTTCAGGCACCGTCGTACTGCTGCTGGCGGACGTGACAGGTGCTGGCGGCGCACCGCTGGCCAACCCGGTGTTCACCGGAGATCCGCAGGCACCGACGCCTGCCACGGCCGACAACGATACCTCGATCGCCACCACAGCGTTCGTGAAGGCGCAGCTCTACGCGCCCGCCTCCAGCGTTCCAGCGCCATCGAGCACCAACCCGTTGATGAACGGCACGGTGGCGATCGGCGTCGGCACGACATACGCGCGCGCGGACCACGTTCATCCGGTCGACACGTCGCGAGCACCGACCGTCAGCCCGGTGTTCACGGGCAACCCGACGGGCCCGACGCCGGCGACCGCCGATAATTCGGTTTCACTGGCAACGACAGCGTTCGTCAAAGTCCAGGGCTATGCGCCGCTGGCGAGCCCGGTGTTCACGGGCAACCCGACCGGGCCGACGCCTGCCAACACCGACAGCAGCGTCTCACTGGCGACCACGGCTTTCGTGCGCGGGCTACGCCAGGATCAGTTCCTCGCGCCGACCGCTGACGTGTCATGGGGCAGCCGCAAGATCACCACGCTCCTGGATCCCACGAGTCCGCAAGACGCCGCCACCAAGAACTACGTCGACAACCTCGTCCAAGGGCTTGCGCCGAAGGACAGTGTTCGTCTCGCCTCGACTGCCAACATCGCGACGCTCTCCGGTGCGCTCACGATCGACGGTGTGCTGTCGGTGGTCGGAGACCGCGTGCTGGTCAAAGACCAGACCGCCCAGGCCGCGAATGGCATCTACGTGGTGGCCGCTGGCGCATGGGCTCGCTCTGCTGATGCCAACACATGGACCGAGCTTGTCTCTGCCTTCACCTTCGTGTCCGAGGGCACGGTCAACGCAAACAACGGCTACACCTGCACGGTCAACGCGGGCGGCACGCTCGGCACGACGGCGGTGACCTGGGTGCAGTTCAGCGGCGCCGGTCAGATCAACGCTGGCAACGGTCTCACGAAGACGGGCAACACGCTTGATGTCGGTGGCACCACCAATCGCATCTCCGTCGCCGCGGACAGCATCGACATCGACGCGGCCTATGTCGGTCAGGCGTCGATCACCACCCTCGGTGTCGTCACTACAGGCACCTGGAATGCCACCACGATCGCGGTCAACCGCGGCGGCACCGGCGCCGTCACGCTGACCGGCTACCTGAAAGGCGCCGGCACATCGGCCTTCACCGCCTCGGCGACCATTCCGAACACCGACATCACCGGACTGGGCTCGATGGCAGTGCAAGCAGCGAACGCAGTCGCCATCACCGGCGGCACCATTGACGGCATCACGTTCGATGGTGGGGTCTTTTAGGTGTGGCTGATGTTCTAAGGATCAGACGCCGCGCAGCGGGAGGGTCCGCGGCTGCACCAGCTTCGCTGTTCGCTTCGGAGCTGGCCTACAACGAGCAAAGCGACATCCTCTACTACGGCCGCGGAAACAGCGGCGGAGTAGCGACCGCAGTCGTTCCGATCGCTGGCCCTGGTGCCTACCTGCCGCTGATCGGCGGCTCGGTGAGCGGTGGCATCGACTTCGGTGCCGCCCTTGCTCCGGGTGGCCCGACCGATCTGTCGCGGCACATCTCGCTTTGGAATGGCCAGTACGGCTTCAGCGTCACATCACCCAGCCGGCTCAATTATGTCGGCGGCTCACATGTGTTTATGACCGGTGGGACTGACCGAGTAACGATCAACTCGCTCGGCATCACGATGACCGCCGGCAACGCAATCACGCTGGCGCAGGATCCTACGAGCGCCCTGCAGGCTGCGACCAAGCAGTACGTCGATGCCGGTATCAGCAGCGCCCCGCCCGGCGAGGCACCGAACACCGCCTTTGCCTACGCCCGCAAAGGACTGGCCTGGGCAGTCACGACCGACTACACGCGCGTCGGCACCGACAGCGCGTTCGATCTCAACTCGATCAGCGGCAGCGGGGCCGGGCCGTTCACGAGCTACCAGGGCGTCTACAGCATCATCAACCAGACGGCGGGCGTTAACTTTCCACCCGGCGTTACTGCCTGTGCCGTTCTGAACCTTTGGCATTCCAACGCTGGCTGGCCCACTCAGCTGGCGTTTTCCAACATCGGAATGTTCGGCCGATGGGTGACAGCAGCGGGCGGTAACTACAACGCTTGGCAGAAGGTCATCACCGATGCCGGCGGCACCTTCAGCGGTGCGGTCACGCTGGCGGCGGATCCCACAACGGCCCTGCAGGCTGCGACGAAGCAGTACGCTGACACGAAGCTGCCCCTCATTGGTGGCACTGTCACCGGAACGACATCGTTCGGCACCAACACTACCTCCGTGATGGCGATCTTCAACGGCCCGTCCGCATCGCAGCGCTACATCAGTTTTCGCACTGCCAACGTCCAGCGCTGGATCATTGGAGGCAACACCACACCGGAGACCGGCACCGGCAACGTCGGGACAGACTTTGGTATCTACCGCTACGCTGATGACGGCTCCTTTCTGGGCTCTTCGCTTGTGTTTGCGCGGAGTAGCGGCCTCGGCTTGGTGGCCGCTGATCCAACGAGCCCGCTCGGCATCGCGACCAAGCAGTACGTCGACGCAGCTGGCGTCACCTCGTTCAACACGCGCACTGGCGCGATCACACTGACATCCGCCGACGTGTCCGGTGCGTCGGGCCTGCTGACCTCCGGTGGCATCGTGAGTGGCCCGCTCACCATCGGCACCAACACCGTCGCGCAGCCACTGAACCTAAACGGCCCAGCGGGCAGCGCCTTTCGCGACCTCTACTGGCAGACTGCGGGTGTCGCGCGCTGGCGGATGCGTCCCAATATCACCGCGGAAAGCGGCGGGAACACCGGGTGCGATCTCGAACTGCTCGCCTTCGATGACAGCGGCGTCGTCATCGGGACTTACGTTGCGCGGTTCACCCGCAGCACCGGCCTGATCACGCTAGGCAATGGTGGTCTCAGCTTCGGTTCGCTCCTCGCGCCTGGCGGCGTCACCGATTTCTCGCAACACATCGCGCTGTTCGGCACGACATACGGCATCAATGTCACCAGCAGCCGGCTCAACATCGTCTCAGGCGCGAGCATTTTTTTCGTTTCCAATGGCGTCGATAAGGTCACCGTCAACTCGCTCGGTCTCACCATGCAGAGCGGGACCACGCTGACGCTGGCGGCGGATCCCACAACCGCCATGCAGGCTGCGACCAAGCAGTATGTCGATGCCGGTGTCACTTCGTTCAACACGCGCACTGGCGCTGTCGTGCTGAACTCCGCGGACATGTCGGCAGCAACGGCCCTCGGTGGTCTGTCGATCGGCAGCAACACGGCCGCGCAGTCCCTGTTTTTGAACGGCCCGGCCGCATCGTCCCGCATTCTCCGCTGGCAGACGGCGGGCGTGGCGCGCTGGCAACTGTCCGCCAATGGCACAGCCGAAGCCGGCGGCAATGCCGGAACCGACCTCGATCTCTTCAACTACGACGACAGCGGCGCGGTCCTGCTGAACCCGGCGGCGCGGTTCAGCCGAAGCACCGGCATACTGACGTTGAACGGCGGCCTCCTGCTCGGGGCAAACGCCAACGTCAGCTTCGGCAGCACGCTGGCGTCGAGCACCACCGATCTATCGAAGCACATCGCCCTCTGGGGCACCTCTTACGGGTTCAGCGTCACCGGCGGGCGCATGAACATCGTCGCCGGGACTGCGGTTTTCGTCTCGGGCGGCACTGATGTCGCTACCATCACCACGACCGGCATCGCCGCCAACACGCCGACCCAGCTCGCCGGCACCGAGACCACCGCGCTCGCCAACACGCAGTTTGTCTCGCGGCTTGTGGGAGCTTTCGCGGCGACTGCCATCACGGATGCCGATCAGACGTTGACCGCGGCACAGGTGGGCAACGGCAGGATCGTCAACATCACCGGGACGCTGACTGCCGATCGCACCATCACCATGCCGCTGACGGGTCAGCAGAAGAGCTGGATCATCCGCAACGGCACGACCGGCGGTTTCAACATCATCGTCACGGCCGGCGGCGCCACAACGTTCTCGATCCCGGTGGGTTATGAGATCGAATTCTGGACCAACGGCGTCAACCTGTTCCCGACGCATGTCATGTTCGGGGGACTGCCAACTCGCTTCGGTGACGCAACCCGCAACGCACTGCTCATAAACCCAGGCTTGGCCTCCGCCGCGTGCACGGTCAACGTCAGCGGCACCGGCCCGCTGCAGTTCCTGGTCAGTCCGACCGCGCCGACGCCAGCGACCGCTGACAGCAGCACCACGCTGGCAACGACAGCATTTGTGAAAGCCCAGGCCTACGCGACGCTCGCGTCACCAACTTTCACCGGCACACCCCTGGCACCGACCGCTGCGACCGCGACCAACACGACGCAGATCGCCACGACCGCGTACGTGAAAGCGCAGGGCTACGCACCGCTCGCCGCACCAGTCCTCACTGGGGCTGTTCAGGTCACCGGCGCAGCAAGCCAGTTATCGATCATCGGTGGCGCAAGCTCTCTGATCGCTATGACCAAGACCGCGAGTGGCCAAGCCAACGTGATCACCGGCTCCACGGGCGCCGCCAGTCAGCGATGGGCGATCAACCTGGGGGACACCACGACTGAAAGCGGCAGCAACGCCGGGTCGGACTTCTCCATCGCCCGCTACACCGACGCCGGCGTTCTGAACGGCACGGCGTTCCTCATCGCTCGCGCCACGGGCAACGCCACGGTCACCGGAAACTTCCTGGCCACCGGCACAGTCAGCGGCAACGGCGCCTACATCAACACCTCCGACCGGCGTCTCAAGCAGGACATCGCTGACACCGACCTGGGGCTGAAGGAGATCATGCGCCTGCGGCCGGTTAGTTTCAGACGGAAGCGCATGACAGCCATCGAGTTTGGTTTCGTCGCGCAGGAGCTGCGTGACGTGATCCCCGCGGCCGTGGGGCCCACCGACGACAGCGAAGATCCGATGCTCGGCATCATGCTCGATCCGATCGTCGCGGCGTTGGTGAACGGAATGAAGGCGCTGGCCGCGCGCGTACAACAGCTTGAAGGAAGGACAATCCACTGATGAGCCATACGCAACAGCCGCTGCCGCAGCAGCAGCAGGATGTCTCGACGCTGCCAGCGATGGTCACATTGCCTATCGGAGAGTGGGAAAAGGCGATCGCATTCATCGGCGTCAACCGTTGGATCGACGTCAATCCGCTGATCGTGGCCATCCACCGTCAGATCAACGATGCCCTGGCGGCGCAGACCAGCACCGCGCGCGAACCGGAGAGAGCGGCGTCCGCCGACTGATGTCTGCTTGAGAAACGGCCTGACCCGGCGCGGGCCAACCATACGCAGGGTCGGGAGGCGCTGAATTGGGCATGATCCGCAACGCGGTCTCGACCATAGCGCGCGCGCTTGGTCTGACCGACACCCGATTGATTTCATGGCTGGGCGGCGGTCCGACGTGGTCGGGAGAGGTTGTATCGCCGCGGACTGCACTCTCGATCGGCACAGTCTATGCCTGCTCGCGGTTGATCGCGCAGACCATCGCGACGCTGCCGTGCCAGTTCTACAAAGCCGACCCGGAAGGCCGCGGTACCCTCGCACGCGACCATCCGCTTTACATGCTGCTGCACGACCAGCCCAACGCGGACATGACGGCGGTGACGTTCTGGGAGGCCGTCGTTGCCTGCATCCTGCTGTGGGGCAACGCCTACATTAAGATCGACCGCATCGGCACTCGCGTGGTTGCCCTGGCGCCGATGGTGCCGGATCGCTTGACGGCCCGGCCCAACACGGACGGTTCGATCACATACTTCTACTCATGGCGCGGCAACATCATCGAACTCCAAGAGGACGAGGTGATGCACATCAAGGGGTTCACCCTCGATGGCAGGCTTGGGATGTCGATTGTCGGCCAAGCGCGGGAGACTCTGGGCATAGCGATGGCAGCGGACAAATCCGCTGCATCGTTCTTCAGAAACGGCATGAAGCCGTCGATGGTTTTCACGGTCGACAAGTTCTTGCCCGAGCCGCAACGCAAACGGTTCGAGGAAGAGACTAAGGAGAAGCTTGTCGGCGCGATCAACTCGGGTGGCTGGGCGCTGCTCGAGGGCGGCATGAAAGCCGAAGCGATCAGCATGAAGCCCGAGGACGCGCAACTGCTCTCCACGCGCGCGTTCAGCGTTGAAGAGATCTGCCGGTGGTTCGGCGTGCAGCCGGTGATGATCGGGCATATGGAGAAGTCGACGGCCTGGGGCACCGGGCTCGAGCAGATGAACCTCTGGTTTCTAACTTACACGTTGCGACCGCTGCTGAAGTCGATCGAGCAGGCGATCCGGATGTCGCTACTGAACCCTGGCGAGAAGAGTGCCTACTACGCCGAGTTCAACGTCGATGCGTTGTTGCGTGCCGATAGCGCTGGCCGTGCAGCGCTGATGAAGACCATGGCCGAGAACGGTCTGCGCACACGCAATGAGCTGCGTGCACTCGACAACGTCGCACCGATGGATGGCGGCGACGACCTTACAGTTCAGGCCAACATGATTCCGCTGCAGCTGCTCGGCAAAGAGGCACACATGGCCGTCCTCAAGCCGCTCGATCCAGCGTTCAAACCGACAAAAGAGCCGCCCGGGCAGCAGCCGCCCGCCAGCTAGGAGACATCGACCATGTTGTACGACCGGTTCGCAGCTCCGCTTGAGCTGTCGTTCGTTGGCGACGGCCAGCCGGGTGCCTTCGAAGGCTATGGCGCTGTCTTCAACAACACCGATTTCTACGAGAACGTCATCGCGCCTGGTGCGTTCGCCGATACGCTCGCGAGCCACGCTGCAGCCGGCACGATGCCAGCGATGTTTGTCGAGCACTCTGCCTTTGAGCTGTTCGGCGATCCGCTGCCGATCGGCGTGTGGCATTCGATGGCCGAGGACAGCAAGGGCCTGCACGTCAAGGGCAAGATCTCCGCGCTCGATACCGACCACAGCAAACGCATCATCGGGCTGATGAAGGACAAGGCCATCACCGGCCTCAGCATAGCGTTCAAAGTGCCACCCGGCGGCGACGTGCGCTCCAACAAGGCGGGTGAACCGAAGCGGCTTATCAACAAGCTGAACCTCTATGCCGTCGATCTCGTGCGCGACCCGGCGAACAACGAAGCGCAGGTCACGCATCTGAACTCGATCATGCGGAACGTCGATGCGCAGGCCTGCACCGACGCCGTCGCGGCCTGCATGAAGCTGCACCGGGAGTCGCTGTCCGGTCAGAACAGTCCGACAAACGATCAGCGTTCGCAGATGTGGGGGCACCTGACGGATGCCCACCGCGCGCTGACCGGCCAGGACGTCCCGATGGGCATGACGATGTCGAAGCCCATCACAACGATACGCGAGTTCGAGACGTGGCTCCGGGAGGAGTTCCACCTGTCGCACTCGCAGGCCCGAGCCATCGCCGAGCACGGGTTCAGAGCGCCTCGGGATGAGGCCGATCAGGCGGCAACTGAAGCACGCGCGGCGACGATCAAGGATTTGTCGACGCTCGTGGCCGGCTTCTCACTCACCAGCAAAAGGTAGGACACCATGGCTGCAGACCCCAATCCCGAGGTCGAACTCAAGAACCTTGCCATCGACCTGAAGAAAGCGACGGACGAGGTCAAAACGTTCGCCGAAAAGGCCGAGACCGAGATGAAGAATCTCGGCAACATCACACAGGAGACCAAGGACAAGGCCGATAAGGCACTGACCGAAATGAACACGATCAGCGATCGCCTGACGGCCGTCGAGCAGAAGATGGTCCGTCGCGGCGGACCGGGCGATCCTGCCGAGCTGAAGTCGCTCGGTGACCTCGTGGTCGAGAACGATGCCGTCAAGAACCTGCTGGAGACCAAGAACGGGCAGGCTCGCGTCAGCATCGAGCTGAAGGACATCACCAGCGGCAATCCCACCGTCGGCGCCGGCCGGTCCCCCAGCACGTCGCTGGTGCAGGCCGATCGCCAGGGCATGATCACGCCACCGATGCGGCAGATGGTGATCCGGAACCTGATCACGCCCGGGACCACGTCGTCGAACGCGATAGAGTACGCCGTGGAGACCGACGATCCGGCCGTCACTGGTGCTGCGGTGGTCTCGGAAGGCCAGCTCAAGCCGCAGTCGAACATCACCTTCGATCTGAAATCGAGCCCGGTGCGCACCATCGCGCACTTCATGAAGGCCTCGCGGCAGATCATGGACGATGCGCCGCAGCTGCGGAGCATCATCGATGGTCGGTTGACCTATGGCTTGCAGTTCGTCGAAGAAGGCGAGCTGCTCTACGGCGACGGCACCGGCCAGCACATCCTGGGGATCGTCCCCCAGGCCTCGGCCTATGCACCAGCCTTCGCGCCGACCCTGCCGACGCCGATCGACCAGCTGCGACTGGCGTCACTGCAGGCGACGCTCGCACTGTATCCGGCGAGCGGCTACGTGCTGCACCCGACCGATTGGGGTCGCATCGAGCTGACCAAAGACACGCAAGGCCGCTACATCGTCGGCGACCCGACCGGCCTGCTCGGCAAGCGTTTGTGGAACCTCCCCGTGGTCGATACGCAGGCCATGCAGGTTGGGAAATTCCTCACCGGGGCGTTCCAGCTGGGTGCGCAAATCTTCGATCGGATGTCGATCGAGATCCTGATCTCGACGGAAAACGCCGACGATTTCGTACGCAACATGGTAACGATCCGCGGTGAAGAACGCCTCACTTTGGCCGTCTATCGTCCAGCGGCATTCATCTACGGCACGCTGCCCTGATGTTGATGGAAGCCCTCAAGCCGTGGATCAACTACGACCATGAGGGCGTAGTGGAGCCAGGACAGCGATTTCAGGCTCACGGCCAGCGCGCCGTAGAGCTTGAACTCGCTGGTCTGGCTGTGCCGGTGCTCGACGAAGACGACACCATCAAGGTTGTGGCGGACACCCCGGCCCCGCCGGAGGCGAAGCCACGCGATGTCAAAAAGCCTGTTCGTCGTGGGACCGTGGGGTCTCGGCGATAGCATCTATGTCAGGCCGTTCATCGCCGCCACGGCGAAGCGGCGCGATGTCTTCCTCGAAACCCCATGGCCCGAACTCTATGTCGACCTGCCCGTGCGGTTCGTGCGCGGCAGGCGGCAGCTGCGCACGCAGATGCGCAATCTCGCGCGCACCCGCATTCAACAGTGGTTCGCACCTCCGGACGACGCGAGGACGCTGAGGCTTGGCTACGGCGTACTCGAGCTGGCGCGTGGCAACGTGGCCACGGCGATGGAGACCAAGCTGCCGCCCTCCAAGATGGAGCCGGTGTGGGATCTACCAGACATGGGCAAATGCCCGTTCGACACCGGGGGTGCACCGCTGGCGATCATCCGCCCGGTGATGCGTCGCATCGAATGGGACAACGAGGCGCGCAACCCGTATCCGGCCTACATCGACATGCTCGCCGGCGACTTGAAAGAGCGCGGCTTCGCCACCGTCGTCATCGCCGATCTCAAACACGGCTACGAGTGGATCGAGGGCGGCAAGCTGCCGCCGCATAACGTGGCGCTGACCAATGGCGAGCTGTCGGTGCGGCAACTGCTCGCCGCGGTGCGCGACGCCGCGGTCGTTGTCGGTCCGGTGGGCTGGATCGTGCCAGCAGCCGTCGCTCTGAACACGCGCACGTTCATCGTGCTTGGCGGCAACGGCGCGATGAATGCGCCGAAGAAGCTCCTCGATCCGCGCATGAACGCCCGCCGCATCGGTTTCGCGATACCGGAAAGGTTCTGTCTATGCACGGACATGCGCCATCGCTGCGACAAGCAGATCCCGGACCTTGGCGAGCAATGGCAGCGCTGGATGCGGTCGGTGCGCCTGCCTGTGCCCCGCTCTTCGAACGCCTCGCCGCCAAGCGCCTGACGTGGCTGCCCGACCTGGGCGTCGGCTACTACCACGTCGAGGATCCCCAGCGGCCCTACGACGTGCGCTACTTCGCGCGATACCTCAGCTACCGCGAGACCCCGCTCGGCAAGCGCCTGACGCAGGCCCGCGTCGAGCTGGTGGATCGCTACTGGGACAGGCCCGTGGTCGACATCGGCATCGGCTGTGGGGCCTTCGTGGAAGCCCGTCCGAAGACGCGTGGCTACGACATCAACCCGGCCGGCGTTCAGTGGCTGCTCGAGCGCGGGCTCTTCTGCAACCCCTACAGCGAGCCTGTGCAGGCCGTGACGCTGTGGGACGTCCTCGAGCACATCCCAGACTTCGACCGCCTCCTGGCGCGCGTCAGCGCCCGCGTGTTCGTGTGCATGCCCGTCTACAGCGGGCCGCAGGAGGTGCTGGTGTCGAAGCACTTCCGGCCGGATGAGCACTGCTGGTACTTCACCTCGTTCGGCTTCCTGGCGGTGATGCGCTCGCTCGGCTGGGAGCTGCTCGAGCACAACGAGGAGGAGACCCGCCTCGGCCGCGACGGCATCGCCAGCTTCGCGTTCCAACGGTCCGCCTGATGATGCGCTCCATCACCACCGTCATCACCAAGGCCAAGAGCCGGGATCTGACGACGTTGGCGACCGCGAAGGACGAGCTGCAGATCACCGGCTCGTCGTACGACAAACGGCTGAAGCGCTGGATCACTGAGGAGTCCGCGGCCATCGAGCGCTACTGCGGGCGGCGCCTGGTCAAAGAGACGCTGCAGCAGGAGTTCTACGGCCACGATGTAGGCCACCGCTCCGATCTGGTGCTGGCGCTGTGGCCTGTCTCCGAGGTGCTCTCGGTCACCTGGAACGACACCGTGCTGGAGCCCGACCAGTGGCAACTGGATGGCGAAGCCGGTCTGCTGCGCCGCTACGACGCAAGCGCGTGCTGCTGGATCCCGTGGTTCGACTACCCGTACTACCACTTCGCCGGTTACGCGTACCAGAGCCACGTCATCGTGCAATACACCGGTGGATACACGCTGGGCGACGACATGCCGCCCGACATCGAGGCCGCGACCTTGCTGCAGCTGAACATGCGGAAGTCGGCCGGCACGCGCGATCAGACGATCAAGACCGAGACGGTGCCCAACGTGCTCTCGACCACCTACTGGATCGCGACCCCAGGCGAGAACGCCGCGATTGTGCCGGGTGCCGCCTCACGTCTCGAGCCGCATCGCGAGTTTCGTATCTGACGCCCCTGGAGGCTCCGATGCTCCAATCGACACAGGTCTATGCCCTCCAACCGGACGGCACGGACAACGCTGACTTTCAGATCACGGCGCCCGGCACGATGACCGGCGAGTGGCTGACCGGTCTCGAGGGCATGCAGCTGGTGGCTGTGGAATTGCGCTTTCTGTGGGGCTCGGGCGGCACCACGGTGAAGGCCCTCGTGCAGTCCGCAATGGGCGCGGATGGCCCGGCTTACGACATCGCGCAGGTCACTTTCGACACGGTGGCGCGCACGGTGGTGTTCGAGATGTTCAGTGGCACCACGGACTTCGTCGATCCTGGTGTCGGCGGCATCACGGCCGGTGGTGCCTCGGCTACCGATGGCCTGCTCTGTCATGTGCTCGGCGATCGGCTGCGCCTCGTGGCGATTGTCGCCGGCACATACGTCAACACGGTTTTGTCGGCGCGGGTGCTGCCTAAGTGAACGCGGACGGCGTCATTCGCGCACTCACCACGCAAGGTGAGACGGTGACCGTCAAGCGCCTGACCGGGACGCGGCAGGTCGCGTTCAGCGTTGACTGCCTCGCCTTCGTGGAGATCGGTGCCGAGTCAGTGCTGGTCGGCGCGGTGCAG